GTACAATACTTCATTTTGATTCAGTTCTTCAAAGATATGTAGACGATCCTCCAAAAGGTTATCATGTAGAATTTGATGTTGCAAGTCCTGATTTATGGAAAACATATTGGACAGAAGAAAGGTTAGAATTAAAAAAAGAAGAGATAGGCACATTAGCATATGAGCAAGAATACATGAACAACCCTATTGATCCAAGTACACAGATATTAAAATTCACATCATTTTATGATTCTATCGATCTTAATCAATGCGATAAGTTTGTATACATAGATTTAAGTAATAGGGAGAAAGAAATAAATGATTTTACTGCAATGGTAACAATCGCAAAACACAGGGACACGGGAAAATTATATATAATTGATCCACAAAAACTAAAAGGAAAAGTAGAAGACCAAGTTAATTTTGTTATAGATTACTATTTAAGGTATAAGCACAACATACTAGCAATTGAAGATAATAGTTTTCAAATTTGGTTTGTTCAACTACTTCAAAAAGAAGCACTTGCAAACGGTATCTATATACCAATTAAACAAATAACACAAATCAGGGATAAGGTATCAAGAGCAAAAAGCGTGTCAGTATATTTAGAAAATGGAACGGTATCAAGTAATACAAACTATCAAGATTTTAATTCAGAGGTAGAACATTTTCCTAAAGCAAAACATGATGACCAAACGGATTCAATGGTCGAAGGAATAAAACTAGCCATTGGAATAGGCCTAGATGATCAAATAAAATCAGGCAGTAATTCAACTAACTCAAAACCACCTTCCAAATATCGGCAGAAGCCGAACAAAAACTATATATAGTTTATCTTGTACTCAAAAATGTGTATAATAAAGAGATTATATTATTATATGCAATATGACCTACTATCCATTCTCTCAAGAAACATCCAAGAAATTCAATATAAAAAAAACATCCGGTTATGGGTGGAGACGCGATCCCATTAATGGTAGGTTAATCTTACATGATGGTAATGATTTTGCTCCAACTAAAAACAGAGATGGCATAATCCCAATAACGGCTACCGTTAACGGGAAATGTCTTTGTAAAAAAGATAGTAAAGGCGCTTTATATACGTTTATTATTGGTGACAATGGAGAAAACCATATGACTATGCACCATAAAAAATTTCTAATAAACAATGGCGACACGGTTAAAATAGGACAAGAGATAGCACTAATGGGAACAACAGGACATTCGACCGGAGTCCATACCCATTTTGAGGTTAGGAAAAGACCTAGTATTGTGGGGTTTGATCCTGGTCTATTAATTTATTATGAAAAATCAATGTTTAATATGCCAAGTTTAGACGAAGCACTAGCATGGAATAATGCTATTCTTGATAAGAATTTGACGAGTGGAAAAATAACGCTAGAAGATGATAATGTTCCTTCAAAGTTAATTAATGAAGATCCAAATACGTGGACCGAAGATCAGAAATATACGTTTAGACTGTATAAAGCTTATTGGGATGCAATACCTGCAACTATGTATAACACAAGATTCTTAGATACAATGCATACAAGAGGCGATTTGTATGGTAAACGAAGCACAGCAAGATAGTTTTTATTTTTTAATATAATTAAAATGTCAATAAGATCAGGATCAAAACCAACAGGTAAAGCACACGAAGTAGAAGAACTTCTAAATAAGTTCTTAGTAGACATGGAAAAATACAACATGGATTATAATATTGAAGTAATTCGAGCAGATGGTGAAAAATATGAAGCACATCTAATTGTTAATCTTGCTTAGTTGTATAGAGAGTATATTGAGTGTACAAACTGCGGTTTTGAATCTCAAATAGAGTTTATGGGGGGTAGTCATATTACTTCCCATAAGTGTTCTTGGTGCAATTTATATACTCTCAATTTAACTGAACATGATATAGAGTTAGATAAGGTTTTAGATTTAGAAATATTTTGGACATTATGCGAAAACTGTTAAAACTAATAATAATATTTTTTATTTTATTGTTTTGTGCAGTTCTTTATGGTTTTATTCATTCTACTTATTATGTTTTTTAAATGGATTATTTCAGCTTAATAGTGTTTTTAATTGGTGGTGGATCTAAATATATAGTTGATATTATAGAGGATATAGCAAAAACTAGATTTGGAATGCCAAAATTATCAGATAGCGAAAAAAAAGTTTTTGCATTTTCAATCATTATTTTTGTCGGAATAATAATAAATGGAGTTATGCAAGTTATAGAACCAGGTTTTGATTGGGCATCATACTGGTTAAACATTCTACTTACAGTAGGGGGATCACAAACAGTCCACGGCTTGACTAGAAGCTCAAAACAATAGATTTTAAAAAGAACAAAATGGAAAAAAGACTTTCAAAAGATTCAAAAGACTATTTAGGCTCAGGAGGTGAGTCTCTTTTCAGTTTAATAGACAACGAAGAAATTAATGTAGATAAGTTGTCATTAGCTGATTATAGAGCCATGCTAGACAACGATGGACAGATACAAATGCTATATAGTGCGATCACTAACACAATTCTATCTGCAGGGGTAGAATTAATAGGAACAGATGAAACAACAAAACAGTTTATTGAGAAAGTTTTATTTAATGATCATAACGAAGGTGGTTTTTATTCTGGTTTTAACCTAACAAATAGAAGAATAATGCGAGCTATATTAGAGGGGTTTAGAGCATTTGAGATTATATATAGAATTAAAGACGGAAAAATAGTTTTAGACGATGTTGCGCCAAGATCTGGAAGAAGTAGAATGGAGTTAACAATGTTAGCAGATGATTTTGGAAGATTCTTAGGTGTAAGACAAAGAACATACTTTAACACTAAAAATATAGATGTAAAAATAATTAACGAAACAAACAAGGCCAAGAAAGTGATTAAGGCAACAATGGGAGAGGAATTTGGATCTTTATACGGAAGATCTTTATTCAAACCGGCATGGTATCATTATGATAAAGCGCACAAGTGTTTTTATTTATTACACGTTGCTGGTGAATTAGGATCGATTAAATACAGAAAATTTGAGACGAATGGATCATTGTCGGAAGATAAAAAAGAAGCGCTTGCGGATGTGTTAGAAAGGGTAGGACAAGAAAGCTTTGTTATTTATTCTAAAGATCAAGGAGAACTAATATTTGAGGATGTAAGTGATGCTAATGTTATGCAAGCACTAATTGCTGTGGCTGATAAACATTATTCATTAATTAGTAAAAGTGTGTTAGCTCAGTTTATAGATTTAGGTAGTAGTGTCAGCTCTACGGGTTCAAGAAGTCTTGGGGATACTCAGATGGACTTTTCAAAACAGGATTACAAAGCATTGCAACTATATTAATAGAGGAAACTTGGAATACAATTATAAGTGAATTAGTTTCCCTCAATTTTCCTAACAATGAAGTACCCAAACTAAAAGTAAACCCTATTGCAGATAATACTATAGAAATTTTGTTTGATATATTCAAAGATATGTCAAAAGGTAATCAAATTACGGAAACGGTAAAAAAAGAATTAATTAAAAGAACAACCAAAGAATTAGGGCTAGATGTTGATAACAAAGATATTGATTTAGAGTTTAATACACAAAAAGAAGATATTCAAAGACAAAGGCAAGAAACAGAGAGGGAGAGCCAAAAACAAGACAAGCAAAAACAAAAAAATGTAGAAGCTAGCGAAACGGGAGAGTTAGAGGCACAACCATATTCTAGGCCTCTTTATTTAGACGAACAGAAGGTTTTATTATCTGATATTAAGATAAAACTAGATAGTGCAAAAGAGCAGAGTGTAAAAATATTAAGTAATAAGTTAAACAAACAAAAGGTTGAGATTGTTGATAATTATATAGAAGCAATTAGAAGGGGACATGGTGCAGTAAAACAATTAAAAATACAGCTTGCAGAACAAACACTATATTCAGACGAATTAGAGTTATTAGCTAATCAGACCGCAGAATTTGGCAAATTTACAGTAAGTAAAGAATTAGATAAACCAATTATTACAACGGTCAAAAAAGATTCTAATTACATTAAATCAAAGGTCGCGTTGGTAGTTGCAGAACAAGAAAACGGTTTAAGGTTTAGATTACAAAACACTTCGAACGAATTAATAAGAAGAAAAGCACCAGAAAATGAAGCAAAGTTGATACTAGAACAGGAATTCGAAGCTTATATGCAAAAGAAGGTAGTACCAACGGTTGATATTACGGTTGGTGGATATTTCAATATGGGTAGGGGAATGATGTTTGATAAATATGAAAATGAAATTTGGGGATATAGATATACAGCAGTATTGGATAATAGAACTACTGAATATTGTTCAACTATGGATGGAAGGGTGTTTGATAAAAACGATCCTGAGTTTATAGTAAGAACACCACCACAACATTGGGGTTGTAGATCATTCTGGACACCTGTTACATATGAAGAACAAAAACAAGAAGGGTTTGTAGTAGATGGAGGTGGGGATGTTCCGTTGTTTAGTTCTATTAATACCTATACAGGATTATCAGAAAAACTAGATAGACAAAAATCACAAAATATTAAGACAGAAATAAATTCTTTAATAGATAAAATTAGTGGAGAAAATCAATCCGTATTTTAGATGCATTAGAAGAATCAAAAAGCTCTTTCTTCCTAGAAGAGAGTGATTTTCAGTATTTAAAAAAGAGAGTTCTCGGACATAGGTTTGCACTTTCAAATAAGGAAATATTAAACTTCATAGATTACATAACAGATCTAAAAGAGATAAAACCGGTTAACAAAAAATAACTATTAAAAAATAACAAAATGCAAACTAGAAGCAAAACTGCACTATGTGTAATAGCTAAGAACAAAGAAAACATTATAAAAAGGATGCTAGAAAGCACCCAGAAAGTGTTTGATTTATATTGCCTACAGGATACAGGCAGTACAGATAATACTATTCAAGAATTTGAAAATTGGTGTAAAGAAAATAAAGTAGATTATAAGATTGGTCAAAAAGAGTATAAAACTGTTGTAGTTGACGGCAAAAAATGGCTAGCAGAATTTAACGTTGCAAGAAACGATTCTTTTGAACTTGCAAAAGGTTGTAAATATGCTATGTGGATGGACACAGATGACATCATTGAGAATGCAGATAAAATTCCTGAAGTAATTGAGTTAATGGATAAAGATGAATATATGCTAAGTCTTTTTAGGTATGATTATGCAACCACAAAAGAAGGTATTAAACTAGTAGAACAAAGAAGGGAAAGATTAATAAATATAGAAGTAGAAGGTAATTGGGTTGGTGCTGTTCACGAGGGTTATGAGTTTAAAACAAAAGACAAATTAAAAGCTTTAAACATTGAAGGCATTACAATTAAGCATTTAAGAACACCAACAGAAGCAAAAGAAACAGGGAGAAGAAATAACAAAATATTGAAATTAAGAGAGTCTTTAGTTGGATTTGGAAAACTAAAAGACAAAGAGTTGTGGGACCTAGGTTATGATCATTTTGAACATAAGGAAATAGATGAGGCAATTAAATATTTTGAAAAACTTGAGAAAGATCATTTTAGTAAACAAGTAGAAGAAAGAAAAATTGATATTCTAACAAAATTAGCAAGATTATATTTTTGGAATGGAGAAATAGAAAAATCTGTTGGATATTGCTACAAGGGTTTACAAATGAAAGAGGATGCACAAATTTATTTGATTCTTGGGGAAATAAAATCTCAACTAAGAGATTGGGAGGGATTAGAATATATAGGGAAGAAAGTTTTGAGATTAGGTAAACCGCAAACTACAGGCGCTATAAATGAATCTGATTTCACCGTTGTTCCTAAGCGAATGATTTTAACAGCCTTAGTTTCTACAGGTAGATTTGAAGAAGCTTTAAAAGTTTTGAATGAAATTATGCTTGAGTTACCAAATAATCCGCAATTAATAGACGAGTTTCACAAAATTACTCATGAAATTGACAGAAACGAGTTTATAAGGTCAATTTCAAGAATTAAAAAATATTTGGGTAAAGTAAATGAAATAAAGTCAACCGAGAGCATCCTAGAAATGATTCCGGCTGACCTAGATGATAGCGAACTAGTTAGGGTTATTAGGGAAGAAATAAGGCACGATCTGGCGCGAAAACAAGAGAAAACAATACTAAACGGGTCAAAAACTATTGATTTTTATGTTGGAGGTCATTTAGAAGAGTGGAATGGTGAAAGTGATGTGAAAAATGGTATTGGAGGTAGTGAAGGTATGGTAATTCAAATGGCGAGGGAGTTACAATCACTCGGAAACCGAGTGACAGTATATGGAGAAAACAAGGGTGGCGAATTTGATGGAGTAATTTACAAAAATCACACAAAATGGAATCCAGAAAATGATGTTGATATTTTTATTGGTGTAAGAAGTGCAGGAATAGAAGCAATGAATTATTTGATTAAAGCAAAAAGACAATATTTATATTTGCATGATACACACTATGGGGATATACCGCAGGTTAACTTTAATATTTCAGACAAGGTTATTGTTTTATCTGATTTTCACAAAGATATTATTAAACAAAGACATGGTTTGTTAGATGATTCAATTTTCTATATAAGTAGAAATGCTTATAACGAAGTTGCTATGCCTAAAAAAATGCCTAAAAGAAATAAGAACAAAATAATCTATGCTAGTAGTTATGATAGAGGGCTCGATAATTTATTAAGAATGTGGCCTGAAATTAAAAAAAGATTGCCAGAAGTTGAACTCGATATTTATTATGGGTGGGATACATTTGATGGATTAGCAGAATCAAGAGGATCTGCACAAATGAAAGATTTCAAAAAAGAAATGGTTGAGCTCATGAAGCAAGATGGAATAACAGAACATGGAAGAGTAGACCAGAAAACACTATACAAGGCGTTTGCTACTGCTAATATTTGGCTATATCCAACAGAGTTTGAAGAGATAAGCTGTATAAATGCTATGACAGCTCAAACACTTGGAGCAATTCCAGTTTGTACATCGATAGGAGCTTTAAAAGAAACTGTAAGTAAAAAATATGGTGTAATAACTGAGCTTGATAATATAGTTGACGCATGTGTACATACATATGAAAACTACAAAGAAACTAAGAGGCAAAACATGATGGAGTGGGCAGGTAAAAAGTATAATGTAAAGAAGTTAGCAGAAGAATGGAACAACCTGTTTTCATGTTAATTTGAAAACATTACAAGAAATAAAGGTTGATGGTATAGATATATGTTATACGAAAGATCTATGTCAAGTATTACAAAAAGAGGAATTAATTAAGTTTGTTCGTTGGTTTCGTGGACAAACGGGGGTAATACACGATGGGAAATTAGCTGTTTATATATATGACGTTGAAAGGTTCTTAATACATAATTTTTAAACAATTACAAAATGAACGAGTACAAAACAAATCCAGTAGATGAAATAAATGAGTTAATGCAAGAGGCGTTTGATTTACTACCTGAAAGGGGTAAATCAAGAGAACAATCACATGCACGCACACAGTTAGAGGATGCAATAATGTGGTATAGAAAACATTACTTTAATAATATAGAGAAAAAAGAAAACATAGAAAATAATTAATTATTAATTCAATACAATGGAATTTAAAAAGGAATTGTTTAATCTAATAAAACGTGAATATAAGGAAAGTGATAATATAACTAAAATTCTACGAATAATTATAGATGCTAAAAAAGTAATAGAAGATTATAGCGACGCATTAGAGTTATTAAAAGAAATAGAAGATAAAATAAAAGAAAGTAACAAAATTGTTAGGGCATTTAAAAGAAATGAATAATTTTTCAGATCAAACCCCTGAGGACTTAAATTGGATAGCTCAAAACATTAAAGAGGTTAAACAGAAAACAGATGGCAGATTTTATTTAGAAATAGGTGTGAGATCTGGGGGCGGTAGTTTAAATATTCACAACGTTTTATCTAAATTTGATTCTGAGTCTATATTATTAAGTGTTGATCCATACGGGGATAAAATATATAAAACAGGAACAAAAGAAATATACATGGGATATAGTGAGCAACATTATAAAGATGCGATTAGATTAATAGCAGAAAATACTACTTCAAAATGTCCTTGGTTACTATATAGAATGACAAGCACTGATTGGATACATAATAACATAAGTATATATCAATCTAAGCAGATCTATAATAATCAAAAAATAAAATACAGCGCGGTTATTTTGGACGGTGAACATGAAACAAAAATAGTATCAAAAGAGTTTGAATATTTTAAAAATAGTCTTATTGATGGTGGTATTATTATAATTGACAATATTAGTCAAATTGTGTTACCCAATTATAAGTTTGAAATATTTAAAGGCAAGGCACTATATAGAAATTAAGTTTTTTACCTAGAAGTATGAAAACAATAAAAATATTTTGTAATTATGTTGCAGGTGGTTGGAGTCCTGAAGATTTAAAAACAGGTGTAGGGGGTAGTGAAGAGATGTTAATAATGTTAACCGAAAAGTTGGCTAGTAAGTATGACATAACTGTATACCAAAACGGGTTTGAGGGTACCCGTAAAGGTGTTAAATATATGAAGCACGAAGATTATAAGAGCTTTGAGCATTGTGATAATTTCATTAGTTTTAAGGCAAAACGGGTGTTTGATCTTTCTATAAGTGCTGATAAAAAAATACATTGGTCACATGAAATTGAAGAACCGGTAGAATGTGATCATTTTGTTTGTTTGTCAAAATTCCATGCTAATGAATGTGGATTAACTAATTCAAAAGAATTAGAAATAATACCAAATTTTATTGACTTTGAAGATTTTAAGCAAGCATATAGAAGAGTTCCGGATATAATGCTTTATTCAAGTTCATTTGATAGAGGACTCGAAACATTATTAAATGACTGGCATAAAATAGAGAGTAATTCTCATATTACCCTTTATATAACATACGGGTGGGATGTCTGGGATTCAATAAATAAAAATAATATAGATGCGATGAAGTGGAAAAAAAGAATGCAAAGATTAATGAAACAAAAAGGTATAAAATATTTGGGTAGAGTTTCTAAAAAACAAATGAACGGATTATATAAGAAGGCAAGATATTGGGTTTTACCACTTAATAATCCACAGGGTG